GGATTAAGAAACGTTTTCCTTGAATTATCGAAACAAGGGATTACCCTAAACCAAGCCCTAACTAAGATTCGAAACTCTAGTAACCAGAACGCCACAGCGATGGAGCTATTTGGTAAACGTGGGGCAACTATTGGAACAATTCTTTCTAAGTCAGGAGACAAGGCAAACGAATTAGCAGACGGTTTTCGTAACGCTGGAGGCGCAGCCGAAAAAATGGCTAACACTCAGCTAGACACTTTATCAGGTCAAACAAAACTATTACAATCAGCTTGGGAAGGTTTTCTTTTATCGTTAGAAGACGGGGACGGTATTATAGCGCAGTCATTGCGAAATATTATGAATTTCTTTACCCAAGTTCTCAACGGTTTAACAAAATTAACCCAATCATCAGAGCAGGCGATGCAATCTCGGTTAAATGCGTCTAAAGAATTTATACAAAATAGCTTTAGTGAAGCATTTCAAGCGTTATCTGATGCGAGTAATAAATCGACCAAACAATTAGAGGAAGATTTAAAACACGCTGAAGGCGTTGAAAAGGATGGAATTCGCGCAATTCTTGAATCAAGAAAGCAAGGTTTAAAAGATACAGACGCGATTGCTTTAAGGTTGGAGAATTTAAGGATAAAAAATCTCGACCGTCAACGAGAAAAAACAAAAGAGTTAGAGCAAGCAGAAAAAGATTTAGCTGCCGCTAAAGAATCCGGAGATAATATGGATGCTGCTAGGGCTGCGTTCAGACGTCAAAAGCTTTTAGAAGGCTTGAATCGTGATAAAACTGCAATTGATTCAGCTACACAGGAACTAAACTCCAACCTTTCTAGAAGGTCGCAAGAAAACCTTGAGGCTTTAGCTTCCTCTCAGAACTTAGTTTTATCGCAATTAGCTCAGGAAGAAATTGAAAGGCGATCAAATGTAACAGACTTTACTTTAGAAGAAATTGATAATGTTTCTCAAGCTGAACAATCAGCACGTAATAAGAAACTTCAAGAAGAACAAAAGTTGGCAGAAAAGATTCGTCAACTTAAAATACAAACAGAAACCGAAGAAGGAACTCAAGAACGCGCGATTGCTGAGGAGTTTGCAAGATATGAAGCTGAACAAGCCAGATTTCAAAGTCACAATGAAGTATTACAACTCTTAGAAAAAGAGCATCAACAAAAAATGAAGGCCATAAGTGACGAATTCGCCATGAAAAAAATGGAAACCATTGGTATTGAAGTTGAGAGGGAGTTGGAACTTAGAAATACGGCTAATCAGGAAATCCAAGAGCAAGCCGAAGTAAATTCACAATTCCAAATAGAAAACCTGAGAAATACAATTGGTGGAATTTCTGATTTAGCAGGGGCTTTATCTGAGATAGCAGGAGAAGGAACACAAGCGCAAAAAGCTTTAGCACTTACTAGCGCCATTTTAAACACCGCGCTAGGTGTAACACTCGCTTTAGCTGATCCAACACCAATACCAGCACCCGTTAGACTTATAAACGCCGCTACAGTGGCCGCTGTTGGTGGCGCTCAAATAGCTACTATTGTTCGAGCGGAACAAGGAACGGTTGTAGGTGGATCTGTTTTAAGCGGCCCTAGACACTCAGGCGGGGGAGTTAATATGTTAGTTAATGGAATTCCAACGGTAAACGCAGAAGGAGGCGAAGCAGTTATTAATAGAAGAAGTACTAAAATGTTTGGCCCTGAGTTATCCGCTATAAATCAAGCTGGCGGCGGTAGACCTCTACCCGGTATTCCTTCTTTCGCATCAGGGGGCGTAACACCTACCCCTTCTATTTCTACTTCAAGTCAAACCTCAACACAATCGTTATCAAGTGGCTTTATGGACGTTGCTGACCAAATGGGGAGAAAAGTTGGGGAAATAGTAAACGGAATTATGATTGTGAATAATGTGCAAGATACATTTAATACAGGTAAACAAGTTATGAACACTGAAAACGACGCAACATTCGGATGATTTTTGTTGACGAAAATACACAAAAAAGAAGATTCAGCATTTGTGTTCAATGTCCTCATTCAAGAGAAAACTTTGAATTAGCTGGAATAACATTAAAAGAAGATGCATTGCAATGCACTAAGTGTAAATGTTACATGAAAATGAAAACCAAATTAAAACTTGCGAAATGTCCAATAAACGAATGGTAGAAGGTTTAAAAAACTTACCTAACGAACAATTAAGCTTTCTAGAGTCTTACATACTTAAATCAAAGGTTACAAAGGAAGATGCAATACGCTCTTTTGAAATCTACAACACTATCGCCGGAAAAAAGTATTTTCGAGAGAAAGACGCTTCATGCGGAAGCTGTGTAAACAACGTAATGTCCTACCTAAAAACACTCATGAATGAGCTTAAAAGTTAATTGCATTTCCAGAATATTAGGTGATTCCCCAACCGCCGAACAAATTGCTGAAATTGTTGACTGGAAGAAGGTTCGGGACGCTTGTATAGTTCAGGATTTCGATGAAGCGCTCAAAACTCAGAAATATACTAATTGCCGGATATTTGACGATTTAGCGTTTAAATACGATTTAGGATGGTGGTCGGTTAAAAAAATAGTTAACAAATCCCGTAAAGGATAGTTTTGGGCATAAGTTTTCCCCGCTTTTAAAGGAGCTACGCAATATATTTGCGTAGATGAAGTTTTTCAATGTAAAAAACAACGAATCCGGTCCCGCAATAATTGATATTGTAGGAAAGGATATTGGTTCTTCTTGGTGGTCTGATAGCTACGGAGTTGAAGACGCAAAAGAAGACATTAACGGCATCACTTCTAACGAGATTATTTTAAATATCTCATCTTATGGGGGCGACCTTCATAGCGCGCTCACAATTCACGATTTATTTAAGAGCCACAAGGCTAAAGTAACGGCTAACATTTACGGAGCAACCGCAAGCGCGGCAACTATTATCGCTACTTCTGCTGATACCGTTAGAATGTCAGTGAACAGCATGTACTTACCTCATTTCTCAAGAACAGAAGGATACGGTACAGCTGACGACCTAGAGCAAGCAGTTGAATCACTAAGAAAGCACGACGAAGCTATTGTGAACATTTACGAGGCTAAAACAGGTCAATCGAGAGAAGATATTAAGAATGTATTAGCAAAGGATCAATGGATGAACGCCGAAGAAGCATTAGAGTTCGGTTTCATCGATGAAATATTTACACCAGCACCCGCGGCCGCAAGTTTGGACCGTATCGACAAAGAGGCAATAAATAAAAGTCCATTACCTAAAATTACAAACATGGCTGAAATCGACGAAAACAAAATCGTTGAAAGCCTTTGGAGCAAATTTAAAGCTAAGTTCGGTAAAGAAGCTGAAACACCTTCTTTTTCGAATGAAGCTAAAGAACTCATCGACTCTACAGCGACTGAGATCAAAAACCAGTTCCAAGAGGCTACCGATGAGTTAGAGGGAAAAATCGAAAACCTCACGTCAACCAACGCTACTTTATCAAGTAATATCGAAGCGAAGGAAAAAGAAATAACAGAATTACAAACCAAGCTTGCAAAGTTAGAAGCATCAAAAGAAGCCTCTAACGGGAATGATCCAAACCCAGAGAATGAAGCTAAAAAGCCTCAGCCTCACGAATTGGACGGTTACGCAGCACGCATAAAATCTAAATACAATGGCTAGTGTATTAACACCGGACTTTAACATTGCGTACAGCGGTACGCACTTCCTTCAGCAAATGTTCTATCAGCCTGAAGAGAGAAATTGGGGTTTTGGAATTTATAACGTTCACGGTAACGTTAAATACGAAAAAACTCTTTACTTCCCACAGTCTTTAAGAAAGATTTGGAGAACCTATACAACTTGTGGCTTTAGTGCTACGGGAGGGGTTACAACTATTACTGATAAACAGTTAGTAGTTAGTAAAATCAAATCAAACTTAGAGCAATGTGCGCACGAGTTTGACGATACTGTTTTTGTTGAGACCTTAAAAGAGGGTAATAATATAGATGATTTATCAGGAACTATCCTTGAAAACATTATTTTTACTCAGATTCGCAAGGCTACCGCTTCGGATATGCATCGTATTGTATGGTTTGCAGATTCAGCAAGTGCAAACGCGGATTACAACCAGTTCGATGGTTGGTTTAAGCTTTTCGAAAATAACGCTGCCGCTATTCAAGCTACAGGAAACTTCTACGATACAACCGCTTCAATCGCTGGTGCAGAAACCGCAGGAGTTCTTAACGCGGAGGGTGCTTACACTATCTTAGATACAATGTTTGATTCAATGAATCCTGTTTTGGCGAACACGCCTAACATGACTATGGATTCAGGCGTAACAGGTGGTAAAGCGTTCTACGTAACACGTAAGATTTATAACAACCTTCTTAAAACTTACGAACAAAGTGTTGGCTCTAACGATTTAGGTTTAAATCGATTAATGGGTGGACCGGGTTCTATGGATACTTTAGCATTTAGAGGTATTCCGGTAATCGTAGTTCCTGAGTGGGATGTTAACCTAGCTGATACTGATAACCCAGTAAACGGGGTATTCGGAGTTAATACGGTTGTACTTACAATTTCTCATAACTTCGTTATTGGAACAGACGTCAACGATTCTAACACCGATACTACTGAGTTCAGAGTTAGAAATCTTG